AGAGCAGTCTACATTACCAAAATTTTTTGAAATAAATCCTGACCTTAAGAGGTACTATCATAAGAGTGATTCCTGTATTGAGGTTCCGAATAGAGGAACTATATATATAAGGTCTACCGAGAATCCGAATGTTATCGAAGGTATGACGCTTAGATGGATATGGGCTGACGAAGCTGGGCAGATGAAATTAGAGGCGTGGGTGAACTTTCAAGGACGTCTGTCAATTTTAAAAGGAGAACTACTCTGTACTACAACTCCTTATACACTTAACTGGTTATATAATGACTTTTACGAACAATGGAAAAGCGGAAATCCAGATTATCTCGTAGTTCAATATCGTTCTTGTGATAATCCCTACTTCCCTACTGAGGAGTACGAGCGTGTCAAAGCTACCATGGACTCACGCACCTTTAGACGGAGATATGATGGTCTCTTTGAAAAAATGGAAGGTCTTGTTTATGAGGATTTCATCCCAGCCATACATATCATTGACCCGCAAGAACTGCACTTTAAAGAAGTGCTTATCGGGATTGACTGGGGATATACAAATGAAACGGCTATTGCTGTCATCGGAATCACTGCCGATAACAGTTACTACGTTATTGATGAATACTACAAAAGTGGCAAGGTTACTTCAGAGATTATCGAACGTATAAAATACTTTCAAAAGAAATATAAAGTAAGATTCTTTTACCCCGACCCAGCTGAACCAGATAGGTTAGAAGAGATGAAGCGTCAGGGTCTTTTCCCTCGGGAGGTTAATAAGAACAAAGATTCCGTTAAAAGAGGTATAGATGAAATCAGAACACTTATAAAGGAGAATCGTTTCCATATCTTCAGAACCTGCCGTTATACGATAGATGAAATATCTGTTTATCACTATGATGCGATGGTAAAGGAGGGGCAGAATGAGAGTGAAGACCCGGTTAAAGAGGATGACCACATGATGGATGCTATCAGAATGCCTATCATGATGTACCATCCAACTAAAGTTTACGTTAAAAAACAATCCAGCTACGTGCCTAATAACCCGACCACTGGATATTAAAATATGATTGATATAAAAAAGAAGGAGCAGACACAATGTATTGAGCATGTTAAGTCGTGCTATACAAAGTCAATGAATTTTCAACGGCCTTATTTTACGAATTTCAATGATTATTACAGGATTTACCGGGCTAAACGTGATAACGGCAAACAAAACTACGCCGGTAGAGCTCAATTATTCATTCCATACGTTTTTTCAACCATCGAAACCATCGTTCCACGTCTTATCGGTAACAAACCAAAGATAGAAGCGACTCCCAGAGAACCAGGCGACATCAACAAGGCCAAAGCTCACGGTGCCATCTTCGATTATGAGTGGGATATGATGGATATGAAGGAAGTTTTGAAGTCTTGGGTGAAACAAACTCTTATTTACGGGACTGGTATCATCAAAACTTACTGGGAATTTGACGAGGATAAGGATATTGACATGCCTAAAGCGGAATTGGTTGACCTTTTTGACTTCTTTGTTGACCCAGGGGCTACTAATGTCGCTAACGCCAAGTATATCATCCATCGGAGCGAGAGAGATTTATCAGAACTTAAAGGAAACGCCAATTATGACGTTCCTAAAGGCTTAGATACACGTGTTCAACAGGACGAATATAAGGTACAGAGAGATTCTATCCTTGGACTTTCTAAACCAACAGATAATAATTTTAAAAAAGTAGAAGTTTTAGAATATTGGGGCGAATATGACTTCGGAGATGGGCCAGAAGAAGCTCTTATCACTATCGCCAATAGGGAATTTCTTATCAGAGCCGAAAAAAATCCTTACGACCACAATGAAAAGCCGTTTGTCAGGATGATTGACATAGAAGACCCACATAATTTCTTCGGAATCGGTGAGGTTGAACAGCTTTCTAGCTTACAATATGAATTAAATGACGTTCGTAACCAGAGAATGGACAACGTTACCTTGATTCTTAATAGAATGTGGAAAGTTGTGAAGACTGGAGACGTTGATGAGGAGGATTTAGTGTCTCAGGCCGGCCAAATTATCCACGTAGGTGATTTAAACGCTTTAGAACCGCTCGTAACTCCTGATGTAACCGCTTCTGCCTACAATGAAGAAGGATTAATCAAGCAGGACATGCAATATGTCTCGGGTGTTAACGATTATGTAGTAGGAAACGCAGGTTCTTCCTCCCAAACTGGTGGAACCGGTTCATTAAACCGCACCGCTACAGGCGTGATGTTAATGCAAGAGGCTGGCAATGCTCGTTTTAAATACAAATTAGATAATATTGAGGATTCCTTAAAGCATTTCGGTAGACTTTTATTGGGAATGAACCAACAATTCATCACCGAAGAGCTGATGTTAAGGATTACAGGTAAATCTAACAACGAATGGTTGCAGATTCCTAAAGAAGAAATAAAAGGGAACTTTGATGTAACGGTTGAAGGCGGTTCTACACAGCCGATGAACAAGAGCGTAAGGAGAGCGGAGGCTAGGGAACTTTTAAATGCTATGGTACCATTAACGCAGATGGGAGTACCGATTAACTTGATGTACTTCGTTAAAAATTTATTAGAAACATATGATTTACAAAACACTGACGAAGCTTTGGGCCAAACCCCAAGCGTACCGCAACCAGGAATGGAACAGCCAGCCCCCGGAACTGCTCCAGTCGGAGCGGAACCTTCTATCGGAACTACGGCTGTCGATGGTTTATCCGGTCCTGAATTTACTGGCCTCCCAACTGAAACACTCGCTAACGCAGGAAATGGTTAATAAGGTAGCTAGAGGAGATAACGCACAATATGAAGCTGGGATGATTAAGGGAATGGAAAAACTCCTAAATGAAATTGAATATATCCACAAAAAAACAAAATTAAATAACTAAATAAGTTTTTCGTCACTAAAGACGTAAAAATGTAAACTTATGAATGAAGAAGAAGGCGTAATCGCAGACGAAACTGCATCTCAATCGCCCGAGGAAACAAACGTACAGGAGAATGAACCTGTAGTAGAAGAAAAAGTCGTTCCTTATGACCGCTTCCAAGAAGTAGTCAAAGAGAAAAATGCCTATAAAGAACTATTGGCGTCAGTCCCGACTCCGGTGGAAACACCTAGACCAGTCAACGATGATATGTACGTACAACCTGTAGAGGATGTATCTAAATTAGTCGAGAAACAGGTTGAACAGAAGTTCGGGGCGTTGAATCGCCAACTAGAGCTTGACCGCACTATCCAAAGGAACCCAGATTTTTTCAATTATGCTGAACCCATCAAGGCAAAGATTCAGGAAAATCCTAATCTAGCCTGGGATGACGCATATAAACTGGCTAAATATGACGCATCGATTTCACAAGCTATGCAAGTAGGACGGCAAGAGGCCGTTCAACAGATACAAGCTAAGAAAAGAGCATCAGTCGAGCCGGCAACAAAAACAAAAAACAGTACAACCGCTTCCTCCGATGACTTTAACCCGTTGGCTAAAGGCCCGGATGGGAGATTCCTCTATTCTACTAAGGAATTAGAGGACATCCTGCCAAGAGGGTAAAAACAAAAAACGAATTTACATGATACGAGCCATCTAGCAGTTAATTTAAAATTATGGCAACAGCAGGGACAACACAAACAACGTTGACCAATACAATCAAACAATTCTATGACAGGGTTATGTTGGATGTATTGGACCCGAACTTGAAGTATTATCAGTTCGGTTCAAAAAGACCTTTACCAAAGGGTGAAGGCAACACAATGGTTTGGAACAGACCGACTCGTTTAGCTAAAGGTTTCCTTTTAACAGAAGGTTTGACTACATCTACAGCGAACGCTCTTTCCACATCAAAAGTATCGGCAATTATCAGACAGTTCGGTGGCTTCACTTCAGTATCTGATTTAGTAGATTTAACATCTATTACTGACGTAATGAAAATGGCTGCAGAACGTTTAGGTGCACAGGCTGGTGAAACACTTGAAAGAGTTATCATCGCTGAACTTTGTACTTATAACGCTGGTGCAGGTATCCATCTTTTAAAGAACTCAGCAGGTATTTCAGATTTCTTTGAATCTATCTCTGGTTGTTCTACAACTGGTGGCGTTGCCGGTTCTGTCGTAGGTTTCTACGGTCAGGCAGCTAACGTAATGTCAGTTTCTGACGTACGTAAAGCAGTTTACAAGTTAAAAGGTTTAGATGTAGCTCCATACGAAGGTAACGATTTTGTCGCTATCATCAACGTGGATACAGCCGAAGATTTAGTTGGAGATTCTTCTTGGATTAACTTCCATCAATACGCCGCTCCTGGACAAGCCAATCTTTACACAGGTGAAATTGGTAAAATCTATGGTTGCAGATTCGTGGAAACAACTCAAGGTCCGGTCATTAAGGGTTCTTATGACTATACTTCAACCACTTCAGCTGCTTTATACGGAACATTGGTTATGGGTAAAGGTTACTTCGGTGTAACTGAATTAGACGGAGGCATTAAAACCTTTGTCACTCAGGGAGCTGAAAAATCT